AGAGAAAACCTCCTACGCTCGCGATGGACGCTTATAGTGGAGCATGGCCGGCTACTGTCGAAACCTACGTTAAAGCAAAGTCGTTATCTACTATCGTCCTTAAGCCCGTTTTACAATCTCTCTTGGATGTTTTGAGGCTTTCAAACCGAGTTGAAAGGGAACAGGTAGCAGAGTATCTTAGTCGCTTTCCTAGCACATTCCCCATCATCCCGAAAGACGCGCATAGGGACCCAGGGCTAATCCCATACGTGGCATGCGCTTTGCGAATTAATGTTGTCGTCTCCTACGAGTCAGGCATGATTGATCAAGTCATGGGCTCACAATATGATGAGTTTCTGTGTTTGGTGTGTCGTAGGGCGTCAGTTGGGGGTGACTCCTTCGTTTATGCTTTAGATGACCGTTCATCGGACCAGATTGGCAAGAGCGCTAGGACGAGTATCGTCAAGGTGACCCGGATTAGGCAAGGGCCTCCGCTAACCAGCGTGCGCGTGTCGCGATTGTATGATAATGTAAGATTTTCCCTGGACGTAGTTGGGCACTCTACTCATATTCATCTAGTGTTAAGTGACTGCGTCGCTACGGTGAGCGATACTCAGTTGGCTGAGAAGCGTCTGCAGATAAAGCAAAGGACAATTAACCCTGTCATGAGCTTAAAGAAAGACGTTAACACTGCAGCGAATCTCTACCTGACGAACGTTACATTGGATAAGCGAGCATTCACCACCCAGCGCAAGCAGGTAGCTCTGAATCCGAATACTCCCGTTGTCAGGCCTATTCCAGTGCTAAGGGGAGTGGCAGTTAGCGGTACGCCATCCACGAAGTCAATGGAAGAAGCTCCCTACGCTGATGCTAACATCACTAAGAATATTGTGAGAACAATTATCTCTAACCCCCCTAATTCATTCGAATGTGCTGTGGTTTTGAGCTCTGGTACTAAAAAGCTATTTTCTGTCCAGGTAAATGCTGTGATCACAGGCACCGACATTGTTGCAATTAAGATTTACTATCTGGTTCAGCGTAACCTACCTTCCGACATGAGATCCTGGACGATGCTTGGGTTTCCCAGCATGATGGTTGTAAAACATAGCTTAGCTGGGAGTCAATGGTATCGCGAGGTTGGAATGCAGTATTTGGTGAGCGCCCAGGTCGAGACACTAGTTTCCACTTTTTACCAGACTTTTACGGATTGCTTGGAGGAGTTTATCTCCCATCGTAAGCTGACGAAGGAAGAGATTAGGTGGGTTGCAACGCAAGCATGCGCTGGGCGAACCTTGGCTGGGAGTACCATTAACGTCAACTACTTCGACCTTAAGTTACCTGTTCCCCCAATTAGTGTATTGTCTGACACTATTGAGACTGAGGACTGCTATAATAAGCTAGCAGCATGCGGAGATACATTGGTAGCTCGGTCTGTGTGGCCTACCATGCTGCGCTCGGCCATAGACTCGAAATCCATGGAGGAGTTCTTTAAAGGCGGTGACCCATGCCCATATCTCTGGTTAACAACTTGCGCCCCCAAAGCTTTCACAAAAAGCTCATTATTGCCCGCGAACGGAGTTATTAGAGTACCGTGTGGGATGGTCGTTTCCGAGAGAGCTGAACACTTACATCAACACCGTTGCACGAAGATTTTAACTCAAGTGCCAGATGAGGGCGTAAATGGGCGGGCTATAAAATGTCGCATTTGCTCTGCGGAGTATATTCATCCATTGCTGGCTTACTACTGCTGTAACACCGAGCACGGGGAGTATAATGCTGAGTATGCACCCGTGGACCCGCGAGGCGTCTTTTCCGGCAGTGCCACCCGCAGTAGCTTGGGCACAGAGAGTGACGGTAGTGCAGATTGCTCCAAGGACAACGATGAGGGTCTTAATTGGGCTTCTGAGGTCATCGGCGACGATGATGACTACGTAGGGACGGAAAGAGCGAAGCACCTTGAGCGTCTCGGAGAGAGAGTGTAGCACTTTTGATCAAAAGGCGGGCGGGAAGCGGATTACATTATATTATATTATATTACATTATGTTATATTACATTACATCATGTTATATTATATTGTATTGTATTATTATATTATTATGTAAAAAGGGGGCATACCACGCCAGAAGGGGCTTTAAGCGTCTAGATCGCAAAAAGGGCGCGCGCGTTTGAGAGACGGAGGGGCCACCCTGGTGTGATCCTCACTGGAAGATCCAGTGAGGTGAACTGGGGGTGCAACCCAAGGGGGGTTTCGATGTTGT